GCAACTCCAATCATGATTAATTCAGGCACTAAAGTACCACAATTAGCGTCTTGCGTTCTACATTACAACGACGCAGATTCAAGAGAAGGACTTCTAAATACAATGAGAGATATTTCAACGTATTCATCAGACGCTGCCGGTATCGGACTATCAATGTCAAATATACGTAGCAAGGAGAGTCGTATTAATTCTTCAGGTGGGTTCGCTGGTGGTCTTTTGAAATATTTGAAAATTGTAAATGAATCACTTCGTTTCTTTAACCAACAAGGTCGTCGTCCAGGTTCTGCGGCTATATACTTAGAACCTTGGCATAAAGATATCTTTGATTTGTTAGAAATTAAAAAGAACACAGGAGCTGAAGAATTAAGGGCTCGTGATTTATTTACCGCACTTTGGATTCCTGATAATTTCATGAGGGCGGTTAAAAACAATGAAGATTGGTATCTATTTTGTCCTAATGATATTATTAAAGCGGGTATTAAACCATTACAAGAATGTTATGGAGATGAATACGAAACTAATTATAATAAAGCGGTTGAATTAGGTTTAGGAAAAAAAGTTAAAGCTCAACAAGTTTGGACTAAAGTGATTGAGGCACAAATAGAAACTGGTGTTCCTTACTTGTGTTCTAAGGATAATGCTAATAAGAAAACCAATCACCAAAATATAGGTGTAATTAAACAGTCAAATCTTTGTAATGAGATTTACCAATATACTGATGAAAATACAACTGCTATCTGTACATTGTCATCTATGGTGTTAAAAAACTTTGTTAAAGACGGAGAATTTAACCACAAACTATTGTATGAAGAAACACGTAAGGTAGTTAAAGCTTTAAACAAAGTAGTTGACATCAATAGTTACTCAACTGAAAAAGGATTAAAAGGTGGTAAAGAACAAAGAGCGATTGCAATTGGTACTCAGGGACTTGCGGATGTATTCTATTTGATGGATTACATCTTTACATCAGACGAAGCTAAAAAATTAAACAAAGAAATTTTTGAAACAATTTATTTTGCAGCTATCACTGAAAGTAACAGACTATGTATTGATGGTGAATATAAACCGTATGACTTTTTTGAAGGGTCACCAATGTCAAATGGAATATTTCAGTTTGATATGTGGGGACTAAAAGAAGAAGAATTATCGGGTAGATGGCCTTGGGGAATTTTAAAACAAAATGTTAAAAAGTTTGGAGTTTGTAATTCTTTATTCACTGCTCAAATGCCTGTAGCGTCTTCGGCTAAAATTACAGGGTCATATGAAATGACAGAACCTGCACATTCGGCTATTTTTAATAGAAGAGTTGTTGGAGGTGAAATTATGATTGTTAACAAGTATTTGATTAATGATTTTGAAAAAATCGGTATTTGGTGTGAAGACCTAAAAAACGAAATTATTTTGAATGAAGGTTCTATACAAAATATTAATTTTAATAACTATTTAGACCAAGAAGATAAGAAATATAACTCAAAAGTTAAAAGAACTGAACATTTTATTCAGAAGTATAAAACTATTTGGGAAATATCACAAAGAGAGTTGATTGATATGGCAGCCGACAGAGCTCCATTTATTGACCAATCACAATCTATGAATATATGGATGAGTAATCCGACTTTATCAAAAATAAATTCATCACATTTTTATGGATGGGAAAAAGGATTGAAAACACTCTGTTATTATGTTAGAACGAGAGCAATTTCAACAGGAGCGAAACACTTAGCGGTTGACATCTCAAAGGTGGAAAAACCAAAAGTAACACCTGAACCACCAAAAGTTGATTATTCACATTTAAATTTACCTCCAAAACCTGCAAATAGTGAATTTGATTGTTTTGGATGTTCATCATAATAAATTAATTATATGTCATATTTAAACACGCCAATACCAATTGTAGAAGCCTACATCAGAGGTAATTTTTTGAGAAATCAAGAAGATTCTCACGATAAAAAATTTCCATGTTATATTTTTGGGATGTGTTCTATCCCGTCACAAGCACCCTTGTTTCATTTTATTATGGAAGATGGGGGTTTGTGGTGGAGAATGCCAATACAGGCTTTTTGTTGGAAAGAAGATGCTCCTGAACAAGAATTGGATGAATTAGTTCTTTGGGATTCTTTCTCATATCATGTTGGAGTAACCTCATATCCTATTTTAAAAAACAAAGTTGTCAAGTTTTTATCTAGAAGAAGACAGAAATATCAAGGACGATATTTGTTCACATTAGATTGGGCTAGTTCATCAGATTCTTCAGAAACTGATTTTCTTCTTAGTGAGTTTCCATCTCAACACAAGTGTGGGCATTTTATTGCAATGGACAATGGAAATTTCGCAATCCAACCCAACAATAGATTAACGGTACATGACCCATCATTCACAATTAAAGAAGATTTAGTTATTCACAGAAAGTATAACACTACATTGTGGACCGCTGAAAGAAATTCAAGATGGGTCACTCCTGACACTGACTTAATGAATTATGACCATACTGACCTTGAAAAAGGTGAGACAAATGAAGAAATGTCAAAGATGTATAAGCAATTTGAGTAATGAAAATATTTTATAATCACGATAACGGTTTTAATTATGATGGTAGGATTTTTTGTGAAGTGAGTTGTTTACCTGAAAAAGAAAGTGATGATGAGCTTTTAAACAAAGGGTGGTTACCCTCAATGGAGGATTATGGAGTATGGTATCAATCAAGAAGTTGTAGATTGAACATGGATGACTTTTATATATCACCTAAAAGAAAAAATATAATTAATAAATTAAAAATAAAAGTTATTGATTATGAAAAAGATAATTTTATTGATAATTTTTTTGAAAATTATTATATAGAAAGAGGATTTGATATTTTTGATTTATATGATAATTGTTCTAATTTTTTTAAAATATCTCTAATTCAGGTTGAATACCAAAATGAAATTGTTGGATATGCGAGGTTTACGGAAAAAAATGAGTCTAATTTATTTTTAAATTTATCTTACTCTAAAAAATACCCAAAACTATCTTTAGGGACTAATTTATTTTTTATTCTTTCAGAATATACAAAAACTCAAAATAAAAAATACTTATACATATACGAGTCATATAAAAATACATATGAGTATAAAGAAAGTTTTACAAATGTAGAAATTTGGAACGGAACTAAATGGATGACAAAAAATGGGAAAGGCTAATTTTAAAAATATAGATAAAACAATTGAAATACTTAAAAAGTTTGACAAAGTATTGTTTTTAACTTGTTCTAATAGGTATCAAAAAATTTTAGAAAAACAAACCCCAAAATCAACAATATTAGCCGAAGTCATTGCTGAAAATTTAGATAATGTAACTTTGATTAATGTACCAGATTTACAAATATACCCTTGCGAAGGTAATGTTTCAAGAGAAGATGGTAATCAATGTGGAACTAAAGACGCTTTATTAAAAGATAAAGAAAAAAACCCTTCAGGATACCACAGGTGTTGGGCATCCATTCATAATGAAGATGACGAGCTGTGGAAAATATCTAAAGAATTATTTGAATCGGACTGTGTAATTTTCTTTTCATCTATAAGATGGGGTAGTGCAAATATGTTTTATCAAAAATTAATAGAACGACTTAATTGGGTGAATAACCGACATGTACCTGGCGATGAATCAAATATAATAAAAGATGTGGATTCAGGGTTCATATGTGTGGGACAACACATTTATGCTGACAAAGAGGCTAAACTACAAAAAGAAAATCACGATTATTATGGATTTAAGGTTAATGATGATTTGTATTGGTATTGGATGGCGGAAAATGTAGACTATGATGACGAGACATATGAAGGTTATTTAAAGAGTTATCCAAGATTCTTTAAAGATTTTAACATAAAAAAAAATAACTAATTTAATTTTTGGTATTTATAATATATGGCACAAGGTAACACATATGGTATAAATTTCCCATTCGCAGATTCTAGAGAAGGTAAATACTTGTCTCTTTCACAAACCGCTGATGAAGAAATTAGAACTGATTTAGTTCATCTTTTATTAACTAGAAAAGGAACAAGATATTTTTTACCAGATTTTGGGACAAGATTATATGAATTTATTTTTGAACCATTGGATGGTCCTACGTTTTCAGAAATTGAATCGGAAATAAGAGAATCAATTCAAGAGTATTTGCCCATGCTAGTAATAACAAACATTTCAATAAAACCGGCTTCAGAAGATGAAGAAGGTAAAGGTACTTACATTAATGATAATGATGAGAGAGTTTTTAGGGTACCTGGAATTGGAGCTATGGAACACACCGCAAAAGTTAAAATAGATTATAGGGTTACTGATAGTGTTTTTGAAACTAGTGATTTTGTAATAATTAATATTTAAGAAAAATGGCAAATAAAAAAATATCATATACTACTAGAGATTTTCAGTCAATAAGAACTGAACTTATTAATTTTACAAGAGATTATTATCCTGACCTTTTAGATAACGTAAATGACGCTTCAGTATTTTCAGTGTTATTAGATTTAAACGCTGCGGTAACTGACAACCTACAATTTAATATTGACAGAAGTATCCAAGAGACGGTTCTTCAGTATGCACAACAAAGGTCTTCTATTTATAACATTGCAAGAACTTACGGTTTAAAAATACCGGGTCAAAGACCTTCGGTTGCGTTAGTGGATTTTTCAATAACAGTACCCGCTTTTGGAGATAAGGAAGACCTAAGGTATTGTGGTATTCTTAGACGAGGTTCACAAGTTCTCGGTGCAGGTCAGGTTTTTGAAACCGTTTATGATATTGATTTCTCATCCGCAGTTAATGCTGACGGTTTTGCTAATAGATTAGTGATACCAAATTTTGATTCAAATAATATTTTAATTAATTATACAATAACCAAAAGAGAAACTGTTGTTAACGGGGTAACAAAAGTTTTCAAAAGAGTTATCACCGCAGCTGACGTTAAACCATTTTTTGAATTATTTTTACCTGATAAAAATGTTTTAGGTGTTACTAGTGTATTACTTAAAGATGGTACACAGTACGCAAATGTACCGACAACTCAAGAATTCTTATCACTAAATGATAGGTGGTACGAAGTTAAAGCACTTGCTGAAGACAGAGTCTTTATTGAAGACCCAACAAAAGTGTCGGATAGTCCTGGTATTAAAGTTGGTAAATATATTACGGCAAATAATAAATTTATTACGGAGTTTACACCTGAAGGTTATATGAAAATGACATTTGGTGGTGGTAGTCAATCTGCCGATGAACAGTTAAGAGAATTTGCTAGAAATGGTTTTAAATTAGATTTATATAAGTACTCAAATAATTTTGCTTTGGGTTCTACCTTAAAGGCAAACACAACATTATTTGTACAATATAGAGTTGGTGGAGGTTTAAGTAGTAACTTAGGTGTAAATGTTATTACTCAAATAGGTACGATATCTTTCTATGTAAATGGACCGGCACAAACCACTAACACTTCAGTTGTTAATTCTTTAAGATGTAACAACGTAACTGCCGCTATTGGTGGTGCAAATATACCAACAACGGAAGAAGTTAGAAATTTAGTTGCATTTAACTTTGCGGCTCAAAACAGAGCGGTTACAGTAAATGACTACGATTCGGTAATTAGAACAATGCCTTCACAATTTGGAGCACCGGCAAAAGTGGCGATAACTGAGGAGAACAATAAAATAAAAATTCAAATGTTATCCTACGACCAAAATGGTAGATTAACCGAAGTAGTATCCAGTACTTTAAAAAGTAATGTTGCAAATTACCTATCTAATTATAGAATGATGAATGATTACATCTCAATTATGTCTGCTAATGTAATTGATTTATCATTAAACATTGAAGTTGTTTTAGATAGTAGTCAAAATCAAGGAGCTTTAATTACCCAAATAATTGATATTACAACATCTTTTTTCAGTCCTGAAAATAGAGGTATGGGAGAAAACGTATATGTTTCAGAATTAAGAAGACAAATCCAAGGACTAAATGGGGTTATAACTTTATCTAACATTTCAATATTCAATAAAGTCGGAGGACAATACTCTTCGTCACAAACATCACAAAGATATTCAGATTCTCAAACTAAACAAATTGAATTAATTAATGATACCTTATTTGCGGAACCTAATCAGACTTACCAAGTTAGATTCCCAAATAAAGACATTACAATAAGTGTCCTTAACTTCAAAGGAATCAATTTCTCTTGATAATTTATTTTAAGACTAATTAAACTATCTTTTTGAAAATAGACAATAAACTATTTATCAAAAAAGATTAGGGATGCCCAATTCATATAGAATAAGAACCGAAGTAGGAAAAGATAAGTCAATCAAAGTTCAATTAGAACAAGATTTTGAGTCGTTAGAAATATTATCTCTCAAAATTTTACAAAGTCAGATTTACACCAGAGTTTGCTCTGATTATGGAGTAATTGTCGGTAGAGTTACAGCCAATAATGGATATGGGTTACCTAATGCTAAAGTTTCAGTATTTATACCTCTATCCGATGAGGACGAAAATAATTCTATAATTTCTGATTTATATCCTTATAAGACACTTAATGATTTAAATGAAGATGGTTA